ACGAGAACCAATGAAATAAAAAATGAAATGAAAAGTCATGCAAAAGAAATGGGTTTATATTTCCAGGACACCAAAGGATCTAAATCTTTTGATATCAACAAATATAAGGCGATTAAATTGTGGAGTAAATTAATGAATGGGGAGAGTATTATTAAAGAAGATATCGGCATCTTATACACGTATATCAATGATATTGCTTACGGATGGAGGAGCATGGAGTCCAAAAAATGGTTAGCAATACCACACGACCAGTCTTTAACGTATGATTTTTTACACGAATCAGCAGGACTAGAAGTACCGAAAGACCACTGGACAGTTACTTTTGATAGAAATTTTCCTGATAAAGACAAATTATATTTTGAAAATATTTTAGAAAATGGTAAGGATATATTAAATGAATCAAATATTATTATTGATACTATTCATTCTATCAAAGGTGGAGAAGCAGACCATGTTGTCTTGTATGAAAAGAGTTGTTGGCCTGCTGATCTTAAATCAAAAATTGGGTTGGAACGATCTTCTGAATTTAGAGTATGGTATGTCGGAGCAACCCGAGCGAAACAAGAACTACATCTTTTAAGATCTAATCATGAATACACATTTCCTTTGTGTAGAATGCTTAGTGAACTAAACAACGTGAGGTACGAAAATGACAGATAAAGACATGTTTAATAAAACTTTTCCTAATATGTATCAGGTAGATGGAGATCATTATGTACAATTAAAAATACAACCTTTTACCTACTCTCGTATTAATAATTTTAATGTTACGCAGTCTAATATTATTAAATACGCTAGCCGTTTGTATAATCACCCAGATGGTCCTGTAAGTATGTTAGAGAAAATTAAACACTACTGCGATTTAGAAATACAACATTTAAGAGAAAGTAAACATGACACATCAGATTAATTTTTTATTTAAAGAGTCCGATTGGAAAACTCCTACTCATTTTCCTAACTTAAGAGAAGCTAAGGAGATTGCCATTGACTTGGAAACAAAAGATCCTAACATCAAAGATAAAGGACCTGGTTGGCCTACCATGGATGGAAACATCATAGGAGTATCGGTAGCTGCTGATGGTTTTAATGGATACTACCCGGTTGCTCATGAGTCTGGTTCGAACATGGATTACAAAATGGTGATGGATTGGGTGCAAGAGATTTGTAGTGGTCCTGGAGATAAAATTTTTCACAATGCACATTATGACGTAGGTTGGTTAAGGGCGCACGGAGTACGGATCCAACAAGGTAGGATCATTGATACGATGATTGCCTCCGCGTTAGTAGACGAAAATAGATTTTCTTATTCTTTGAATGCTTTATCTTATGACTGGTTAGGAGAAACAAAGTCAGAGCAGGAATTAAAAAACTCAGCTGCGGAATGGGGAGTAGATGCTAAAGGAGAAATGTACAAGCTACCCGCACAATATGTCGGTTTCTATGCAGAACAAGATTCAGCCTTAACTTTAAAACTGTGGCAGTATTTAAAAATTAAAATAGAAAAAGAATCGTTAAAAGATATTTTTGAATTAGAGTGTGATGTCTTTCATGTCATACACGAAATGATGGCACATGGAATTAAAGTAGATCTAGAACAAGCACAAAAATTAAAAACAGAATTTGTAGAAAAAGAAAAACAATTACTACATGCTATTAAAAAAGAAGCTAATGTAGATGTAGATATATTCGCTGCAAGATCCATTGCGAAAGCTTTTGATAAATTACATATTAAATATCCCTTAACAGAAAAGTCAAAAGAGCCTAGTTTCACGGCTAATTGGTTGTTAAATTGTGACCATAAAATAGCAAAGTTAATTAGAGAAGCGAGGGAAACACATAAGTTTCATGCTACTTTTATTGATTCTATCTTTAAATTTACACATAAAGGTCGTATTCATGCTTCGATTAACCAGTTACGGGGAGAGGGTGGAGGAACCGTATCCGGTAGATTAAGTTATAACAATCCTAACCTGCAGCAAGTACCCGCTAGGAATGTAGAGTTCGGTCCTAAAATAAGATCGTTATTCAAACCAGATAGCGGAATGCAATGGGGTAGTTTTGATTATTCCCAACAAGAGCCTAGGATTGTAGTCCACTATGCTGTTTCTATTGGTTATGAAGGTGCTGGAGAATTATTAAAAGCGTATCAAAAAGAAGATGCAGACTTTCATCAAACGGTAGCAGAGATGGCCGACATACCTCGTACTCAAGCGAAAACAATTAATCTTGGATTATTTTATGGAATGGGTGTAAAAAAATTAGCGAGAGAACTAGGGATCTCACAAGAAGATGCGGATCAAATTTTAAACAAATATAATACCAGAGTGCCTTTTGTAAAACAACTAGCAAGAAGATGTATGGATTCTGCGGAAAAATATGGTTCGGTTAGAACCTTAAAAGGTAGAAGATGTAGATTTGATCTTTGGGAACCGCAAGCTTGGGGATTACATAAAGCAGTACCTTATGATCAAGCTATTGCAGAGTATGGTAAAAATGCAATTAAAAGATCTGGTACGTTTAAATCATTAAACCGATTAATTCAAGGATCCGCTGCCGATCAAGTTAAAGTAGCAATGGTGCAGTGTTTTAAAAATGGATTTTTACCCCTACTTCAAATTCATGACGAACTATGTTTTAATGTAAGAGCGGGAGATAAAGACGTAAAAGATATAAAACATATTATGGAACATTGTATCGAAGAATTAAAAGTGCCATCAAAGGTAGATGTAGAGACAGGAGCTAGTTGGGGTGAGTGTAAAAAATTATAAAGAAGATTCTAAAGTTAATTTAGGTCAATGTCCTCATTGTAGTGTAGTCGTTAATTTAGAACGAACGGAAGAAAAACAAATTTTTATTTGTCCTATATGTTTAAAAAAATGCAAACAACATATTAACGGTAAGATATTATACAATACGATCAATTTTAGTTTAGACGAAAGCGAAGAATATCCTTAAGAGAAAACGCAACTTCAGCGATAAATCTCTGACTTAACTAGCCAGCGATGCTAAAAGCATCCATATTTGTTTTGTGTGCAATAAACTCATCGTTAGAGATCATTAATCTTTTTAATTCTTTGATCTCTTGATCAATCTCATTACACTCAAGTGTCACTTTACCTTCTTCAAGAAATGACTTTGCCCACTTCTGCTCTAAAGCCATTTTCCTTTGTAGAAGTGACTGGGATTGTAATATCACGGTCAATCTCCTCAAATGTTGTATGAATCAGCTTAGGAGACCTGAAGTTCTTTTTATCTATCAAAAAATCACCCTGTTCCAGAGCCAAAACATACTGTTTTTTTGCATCTTCATCGTCTTTGGCTTCTACCCTAGCCTCTATCTCAAAACCAGCATAGAAGGACTTAAAAAGATACAACTTCATATGATTAATTTAATCTCCGTGGGAGTATTTGTCAAGACCCTTGTTTTTTGGTAGTTTCTATGCACCAAAGCTCGCCTTGTGTTATAATAATACCTTTATTTTCAAGCTGTGTGCGTATTCTAATACCTAGTTTTTTACCTGCATTATCACATTCATGTAAAGTTGCATAACGAGCTGGTGGATCTTCCCAAACATTAAAACAATTTTCTTGAAAAATTTTAACATCAGGATCGAATACACATATCATTCCAAATAAAGCGAAAGTTTTGAACATAGTTCAACCTACTATTAAAATTTCTTCTTGACAATGATATATCAAACACTATTATCGTGGGATATGAAAAAAATGGTAGATCAAACATTGCAAGTTTCTAGCGATGGTAGGACAAGTGATTCGTATAAAGACGCTAAGTCTTTAGATGAATTTCACATAGAAACAATGACGGTTCAATTGGATAAAAGGGAGAAAACATTAAAACTGTTTACTAACTCGATTGAAAAACAAAAACTTTACTCTGAAAGTTTTATAGATCTTCACGATAAATTTTTAGAGGTAGGAAATCTTATACAGGAGGTGTTTACAAAATGGCAAAGATTAAAGAATTAGTTTCTTGGAAAGATAAAAGGATCCATGCGATCAACCGCCTTTCTAAGATCAAGGGCTGGGGAGCCTCTCCTAACAACCCCTACTTCGAACAAGTGTATCGAATCTATGCATCCAAAGCAACTAACCTACGGGAGTTTAAACATGAAGAAAAAAAACTTAACGATTAGTGGTTATTACTTTGATGGTAAAGACAGTTACACGATCCACGAAGACGAGCATGGTAATTCTACGATGGAAAAGCAAGCAGCTAAAGTGCAACAAGGATACCGGGATAATGCAGCATTTAAACTTAAACAAATAAAGGAGAACGAAAATAATGGACATCAATAAATGGAAATCAGTAGCTATCCGTCATGATACCTGGAAAGTGATTCGTGCTTTAGGGATTAAAGACGAACGGAAACCAGTAGAAGTAGTAGCTTTACTGGTTCGTAAAGACATCGAACGAAGAGCGGATTTAAAGGGAATGTCTCCTGAAAAATACGTAGAACGACTCTTTTCTCAAGTCGAGAAGCATAAAGCCTTTAGTAATTCTGTAAACGGAAAAGCAAAAAAGTAGTTGCAAAGGATGCCAATTTCAACTAAATATAAACCAAAGCGCATTCGCGCCGTCACACATCAGCCTGTATACTGAGCACATGTATAACGAAATAGAGTTATGGCAATATATGTTTGCTCTAACTGTGTTTTTAATTTGGTTTATATTTAGGAAATGGTAACGATAGATAAAGAATTAGAAGATGCTTTAAACATTATTGCATCCAAAACAAATTTTGAAGAATACAACCGAATCAAATCGGTTTTATTTGGTCTATACGCAGGCTGCACTTATGGTTTCCCCGAGTACGGCATGGAATTTTTACATTACCTAGATCGTAAATACCATGAGGCACGACGAGAACTCGTACAACAGAGAGGTTTACGTGTCATAAAGTAAATTAGAATTACAGGTGGTCGGACTTTCCACATTGAACTACCATTCAACCCCCACACCGGCCACCTCTAATTGGAGCTATGGATTTTGAACTTAGAAACGAATTTGAAGATAGAGAGTATTCCCCAGAAATAAGATTGTGGAGAGCCGTGTTACAAAAAGCTTTTGAAGATGTTTTTTACGAAGGCATGGAGCGACCTTTGATTATGCATAAAGACAATGCCTTCACCTGGTTTGTTGATGCCAATAATGATTTTGAGATGGTCTGTTACTACGCACAATTTGATCCGTCATACGTGCAAACTAAATTTCATCGCATGATTGATGAAAAGAAAATTTATTTCAGCGAAGGACAAGCCGATTATATTTACTGGCGGAAAAATTATTATGATAAAAGATTCCATTCAAAGAAAATATTATAGGCTGCATCGCGATCGTATTAATGCGAGACGCAGAAAGAGGAGGGCGGAGGACCCAGGAAAGTATAAACAAATAGAAATTAACCGATTTAAAAAAGAAGATAATTGGATTAAAGATATGTTTGTCCGAGCAAGATTGCGTGCAAAAAAAGATAAAGTACCTTTCACCATTACCTTACCTCAGTTGTTTGCTTCCTGGAAGAAACACAAAAAGAAATACGGCAAGCGTTGTGCCTATACCTTACAACCTTTAACTTTCATTCGGCATCGAGGTACGATTACCTGGAGTAATATTTCTTTAGATAAATTAGATCCGAAGAAAGGGTATACGCTTCGTAATATTGTTTTCTGTAATTTTGCTTTTAATATGAAAAAACATAAAATGACATTTAAAGATTGTCAAGCGGTGATAAGAGTGTATAAAGACACTCGATGAATCATTTAGATTTGTTTAGTGGGATTGGAGGATTTTCTTTAGGTTTAGAAAAAGCAGGTTTTACAACAAAAGCATTCTGTGAAATGGATCCTTTTTGTAAATTAGTGCTAAATAAACATTGGAAAGATATACCCGTATATGATAACATTAAAACATTGAATGGAACCCAAATCGAAAAAGACATCGGAGCAATTGACATTATCACAGGTGGTTTCCCCTGCCAGCCTTACAGTGTTGCAGGAAAACAAAAAGGAACTAACGACGACCGCTATCTCTGGCCAGAAATGTTTAGAGTCATTAGGGAAGTCCAACCCACCTTCGTTATTGCAGAGAATGTCAAAGGTCTTGTTAACATCCAAGACGGCATGGTCTTCGAAACTGTGTGCACTGACTTGGAAAGTGAAGGCTTCGAAGTCCAAACGTTTATTATTCCAGCTGCAGGCATCGGTGCACCGCATAAAAGAGAACGAGTCTGGATTGTGGGCTACTCCGAACACAATGGATCACTTACCTCCAAGATCAGAAGAGGGAACCCTCAAATTAATGCAAGGACAGAGGAAGGGCAGAACACGACCATCGAATCTGAGAGAACAAGTGGATCCCAACACCATGCGATTATGGAGAACTCCCGACGCACACTGCGACAGGGGAGCCAGTTCGGAACAGAGAATGAAAATGAAATTAGAGAAGAAGATGCCAATCAGTTTGAACGATCAAGTGAGACACGAGAAGATGTTGTGGCCAACACCGAGAGCATCGGGGCAGGAGAATCCAGAAAGCTTAATCAAGAGAAAAGGAATCAAGAAAGCCATGCAACACAATTTAACGGCAGCGGTACAAATGATGCCGACACCGACTTCGAGGGATTACAAGGACTCAGGTCCGAACACGGATTACGAAAAGATCAAAGCCAAGAGCAAGTTAGCTGGCCACGCAGGTGGGAGTTTGAACCCGATGTGGGTCGAGTGGCTCATGGGGTATCCGGCAGAGCACACCGACTTAAAGCATTGGGAAATGCTATCGTCCCGCAAATCGCGGAAGAAATAGGCAAAGCAATTATGGAGGTGTATCATGGTTAACACTTGTTTTGTGCAAACAGGCATTCAGACTAGTTTGCGAGCAGAGTTATTAGTCAAGGCAGCACACTATGATCATTGGATCGATTATTTTAATTTTAAACTCATGCCTGTAGAGTTAGCCACTTTTCAAAAGGACTCTTTCTTACGTCAGTTGAATGAATTACACCCGTTTCAAGCAGGCGTGCTATTACTGCCTCCAACTACTTATTATGACTGGCATGTAGATGACGAACGAGGCGTTTGCGTGAATGCTTTATTAAATGATTCAGGTAGAAGTTTTTGTTGTTTTTCTCCTGAAAAGATAACTATGAGTGGATCTTTTATAGAATTACCGTATACTATGGGGGAATATGTTATTTTTAATAATCAGGTAAGGCATACCGTGTTTAACTTTGACAAGGAGCGTTATTTGTTTACGGTAGAGTTTTTTGAAAACAAAGAGTTATTGAATTATGAAAGATTAGTAAAAAGTTTTTTTGAAGAGATAAAATAGATGGCGGATGTACGAAAATTTTTAGAACAATATTATTTTTTAGCTGCAAGGCTAGATGAAGTGAGTGCTTATCCTATTGAGGGAGATGCTCTGTTCAATCCAATGGATCCAAGAAACCAAGCATGGCATGATGCGAACAATAAATTATTAAAGTTGATTAATCAATTCAAACCCGATAGTAGTGAACATCAAATGAATATGTATCATTCTTTACAAGGATTGAAAAAAAGAATTACAAAATTATTAGCCTCATATAAAAAAGGGAGAAGAAAGTATGTCCACTAACATTAGTCCTGGAGATTTTAAATTATTAGCTGGAGACAACAAAGAGGGTACGAAGTTTCCTGGTGAGCCCGCAATGCGTATTTTGTCCTTAGGAGCAGGAGTACAGAGCTCGACGATGGCATTAATGGCAGAGGAAGGTGCGTTTGGGGTTAAACCCGATGCAGCTATCTTTGCTGACACAGGTTGGGAACCGCCACAAGTCTACGAACATTTAGAATGGTTGAAGACCAAATTATCTTATCCTGTCTATACGATTCAATACGGAAATATTAGAGAGGATATCATGAACGCGATGTCGGAGAGCGGAAACCGTTTTGCGTCCGCACCGTTCTATACCAAAAACCCGGACACCGGTAAAAAAGGTATGCTGCGTAGACAATGTACGAGAGAATACAAAATTACGCCTATCATTAAACAGACGAGAGAGTTGATGGGGGTAGGATTTAGAAAACGATTTCCTAAAGATAAATGGGTAGAGATGTGGATCGGTATTTCCACCGACGAAATTATGCGTATGAAACCCGCAAGAATATGGTGGCAATGTAATCGTTGGCCGTTGATCGAAAAAAAGATGACGAGAGAGGATTGCTTACGATGGTATGAGGGGCGCGACTTACGGAGACCAGCAAAGTCCGCTTGTATCGGATGTCCTTTTCATGATGACGCATTTTGGGCGGATATGAAAAGAAATAGACCACAAGAATTCAAAGATGCCTGTGAGATCGATGAAGCGATTAGAAAAGGAAATCATAAAGTTAAGGATAATTTATATATCCATCGTTCTTGCCTTCCCTTAAAAGAAGTTGTTTTCAAAGAAAAAGAGAAGGAACCAGATTTATTTAATTTGGAGTGTGAGGGTATGTGCGGCCTTTAGTAGAGGCTTCTATAGACGTTGGCAGCGGTCTTTTACTGGCTACTTTAATCCAATTACTGATTTTCCCTTTGTTTGACCTGCATCCGACTATATTCGAAAGTTTTCAGATCGCTATTATATTTACTGTAATATCTATTTTCCGATCTTGGTTCTGGAGAGTTATTTTTAAAAAATATTTTTAGCGAATAGGGAGTCATGGAGGTAACCCCCTATTCTACACGCCAAAGGGTTAGCGTGCTTGAGTTGTGTAACATAATTAAATTTTTTTGCAAATTTTAGTTGACATTGGCATAATCCCATGTAAATAGGCTGTATGATTTTATTTTTTTTAATCGGTCTAGGTGCTCTGATAATTCTGCCAGTTGCCATAAAATTGTGGCAGATGATCACTTATTTTCTAGTATACGGTGTATTTTAGGGGGGAGTAGGCTGAATTTCAGCCTACTTTCAGGGTACTAGGCTGAAAGAATTTACCGCATTATATATAGTATAATTAACTATATTCTGGTTTCAGGGTACTTTTAGGGTTTTTACCAGTTAGTATATAAAAAAAGTATAGAATACTCTATAGGAAAGTCTGAATTTGTGATAGGAGTTAGGTATGAAAAAACTTCACTTGGCTAGACAAAAGCTGACCCCAAGGCAACAAAGTTTTGCTGAAATCTATGTTGCTGGATATCCAGATATTACAAAAACAGAAGCTGCCTTGAAAGCAGGCTTCAGTGAAAAGATTGCTTCTAAGATAGGATCGCAATTAACTAATGCTGATTTGTATCCTAGGGTTGTATCGTACATGGAAACTTTACGGGATCAAAAATCTTCCTCTTACCGGGATTATTTAAGACATTTAAAAAGATTAGATACTTTGGCTCAAAAGGCAGAAGCTAAAGGCCAGTACGCAGCTGCGGTTAACGCAGAATTTAGATTAGGGCAGGCAGCAGGATTTTATATAGACAAAAAAGAAATTAAGGT